ATACTTCATGGATCCAGAAGTGGGAGCAGCTCAAATGCCACCTATTCCTCCTAAGCCACCTACTGAATTTGAGAAGGTGACGTTAGCTCAAGTACAAGGTGAGAACCAACGTGCACAGTTAAAAGCTGAAACAGAAGCTAAAAACTTAGAAGGTAAAATGAGACAAGCACTTCTAGACTATGAACTAGCCATCAAAGAAATGGAATTGAAATACAATACCAAAATTGATGAACTAGAACTTAAACGAAGATCCATGTTAGAACAAACTGATTTACAAAAATCAGGAGATCTAATGGGACAAATAGTGAGAGGACAGAAGCAATTCTTTAATAATGGACAAGGAAATACTAATCAGGGAGGGCAAGAGAGCTCAGCAACTGCTGGACGATCCCCTTCTGAAGAAAGCATTTGAAGATCTTTCTGAAATTTACAGACTAGAGATCTTTAATACAAGTTTCGCAGACGATGATACTCGTAGAAACCTTTTGGTAGCCTTTAATATGGTGGATAAAATCAAATGACATTTACTAAGTGTTATGTCAAGTGGAAGGCTAGCTCAAGCCGATATAGAGCAATTAAACAAACGAAGTTAATCTAACGAAACTTCAATTTCGTCAACCCATGAAAGGAACGATATAATGGCAGATCCAATACAAGGTGCAGCAGAAAAAATTTCAGGTTTACTGAATCCTCAACAGGACAATCAAGTACCAGAAACTAAAGCAGAACCTTCAGAGTCAATTCCTGAGACACAGGAAGTTCAAGAGAGTCAATCAGAGTCGAATGAAACTCCAGTAGAACAGACAGCTGAGAATACTGAGACTGAAGAAGAAACTACAACAGAATTAGAGACACCTGAACTCCACCGTGTTAAAGTAAGTGGTCAAGAGTTAGAGGTGAGCCTCGATGAACTGAAAGCAGGATATTCTAGAGACTCGGATTATAGACAAAAAACTCATACTTTAGGGATGGAAAAGAGAGATCTTGAAACTCAAAAGAATAGTTTGCGTCAAAATTACGAAACTCGTTTATCAGAACTAAACGATTTAATTTCGACAGCTGATCAATTTGTGAAAAATAAACAAGGTGGACAAGACCTTGCTAAACTTTATCAAGAAGATCCTACAGAAGCTTCAAGACTTGACTTTGAATTAAGACAAGAAAATAGCAGAATAGAATCTTTAAAAGCTAAAGCAAGAGAAATCCAAGCTCAACAATATGAGTCTTATCTTGAAACACAAAAAGAATTAGCTGCAACAAAAATACCAGAGTTTAGCGATCCTAGTAAAGCTGATAATTTTAAACTTAGTATGCGTAATACATTACGAGACTATGGTTTTAATGATCAAGAAATAGGAAGCCTTGCAGACCATAGATTTTTAATGGTTGCAAAAGACGCTATGAGTTTTAAATCTAGAACAGATAAAAGACCTATAGCTTCTAAGAAGGTAGCAAATGCTCCTAAGGTTTTAAAAGCTGGTGTTGCTAAGTCGGATGTTAGTTCAGGTAGAGAGCAAGTAAGAAATAAAATCAATACGCTAAGAAAGACTGGTCACATTAAAGATGCCCAATCTGCCATAGCTGATATGATTAATCTTAAATCTCAACAAAGGAAATAAACAATGGCACAACCAACTAATACGTTTGACACGTACGATTCAGTAGGTGAAAGAGAAGATCTTTCAGACGTTATCTACTCAATCTCACCAACAGATACACCATTTTTAAGTTCTGCTGCTAAAACACAAGCAACTGCAGTAGTTCACGAATGGCAAACAGACGCACTTGCAGCAGCATCATCAAGTAATGCTGTTATCGAAGGCGATGAAGCAACTTTAGATGCATCAGTAGCAACTGTAAGACTTTCTAATAGTTCTCAAATTATGGATAAAACTGTAGTTATTACTGGAACTCAAGAGTCTGTAGATAAAGCTGGTAGAGCATCTGAGATCGCTTACCAAATAGCTAAAAAAGCTAAAGAACTAAAAAGAGACATGGAAGCTACTATTACTGGCAACATTGCTGAAGTAGCAGGAAATGCAACAACTGCAAGAAAAATGGGAACTCTTGGATCTTGGGTTATCAGTAATGATGACAAAGCATCTGATGGTACTACAGGAACTGGTCTTGGAAACACTGCTAGAACTGATGGAACTCAAAGAGCTTTCACTGAAGCATCTCTAAAAAATGTTATCAAGTCAGTATGGAATGCTGGTGGAGACCCATCTATGATTATGTGTGGGCCTTTCAACAAGCAAAAATTATCAGGATTTACTGGTAATTCTACTAGATTTGACGCTGGTGCAGACGCAACTTTATACACTTCAGTAGACGTGTACGCATCTGACTTTGGTCAACTTCAAGTAGTACCTAATAGATTCTCTAGAGATAGAGACGCTTATGTACTTGATATGGAATATTGGGGAATAGCGTTCTTAAGAGACTTCTCTATGCATGAACTAGCAAAAACTGGTGACTCAGAGAAAAGACAACTTCTTGTAGAAGCAACTCTTGAATCTAGAAACGAAGCAGCTTCAGGTTTAGTTGCTGACTTAACTACATCATAATAAGACACGTATTTAGGGGAGTAACCTTAATACTACTCCCCTAGTACTTAATTAAACAATTGAAGATCAGAGATAGGTTATGATCGGAACAATAGGATAATAAAATGAGAACATTAAACGATTACTTTATAACATCAGCAATACCTGACGTATCATCAGCATCTTCAACTTTTGTTGTTGTGCCAGACGCAGGAAGAATTATTAAAATTTTTGCACATAATAAAGCAACTACTACAGGAACAGCAGAGATTACTTTTGAAATAGATGGTGTAGCTTGTACAACTGGAGCTATTAGTCATGTAGCTTCTGGTTCTGCTGGAAAACAATATACTACAGAACCTTCAGGTTTAAACGAAGTAAATGAAGGATCAGTAATAGAAGCAATCACAGATGGTGGTTCAACTAATACTTCTAAAATGGAACTTACTTTCGTTATAAGAAGATAATTAATTATGGGGGTGGCAACATCCCCAAACAATAAGGAACAAAACATGAACTACGCAATGAGACCTTTAACTACAGAAAAAGTTACATCTTCTGGTTCTTCTGCACAATCATCTGCATTTAATGATAATATAGAATATATTAGAGTAATACCTGATGCTGATTGTCATATAGAATTTGGAGTTAATCCTACAGCAACTACATCTAAAATTTTTTTAGAAGCTAAAACTTCTGAATGTTTTAAAGTATCAGCTGGAGAAAAAGTAGCTGTAATCGGATCAGTAAATTTATACGTAACAGAACTATCAGAATAGTATGGGTAGAATAAGATCAGTTGAATATGATGCTGGAGTAAAGACTAAATACATTCAAGAGTCTAATGGTCAATTAACTATTAATAACTCTCAAGATGTAAATCCTTTGTTAAAAAGAAATAAAGCTCTTTATAATCATGACTCTGGTTATATATCTGGTGCTAAAGAAATGAAAAGAGTGGCAAGTATTCCACCTTTAATACTTTCAATATGGGCAAAAGAATATAACGGAACTAACAACTGGTTTCAATTACCTAAAGATATTCAAAGAAAAATAATGAGAACTAAACTTAATAGTAATGAGTTTAGATATTTCAGAACAGCTGAAGGAAATTTATAATGGCATTAACAACATATTCAGGACTAAAAGCATCTATAGCAGATTGGCTTAATAGATCTGATTTAACAAATCAAATTGACGATTTTATTGGATTAGCTGAAGCTGATTTTAATGCTAAGTTAAGAATAAGACAAATGGAACAAATTGATGCTATTACAATAGACTCAGAAACTGAAACAGTTCCTACTGGTTTTATTGGAGTAAGATCATTTTATATACTATCTGCTGGTACTAAATATGCATTAGAATATATTACACCTCATAATATGTTTGAAATTAAAGCAGGATCTACAACTGCTAGACCTAGAGTTTATACAATTGAAAGTGATAACGCAGCAGAATCTTTAAGATTTGGCCCTGCACCAGACTCAGCTTATACTGGTTACTTATCATATTATAAAAGATTTCCAGCATTAAGCGATACATCTACATCTAATTACATATTAACTAATCATCCTGGAATATATTTGTATGGTTCTTTATACCATGCAGCAAACTTCTTAGGTGGTATAGATCCTAACCAAGTACAACAATGGTTACAAATGTATATATCTGCTATGGAAAGATGTGAAAATAATGACAGACAAGATTCATATGGTGGAGCACCAGTAACACAAAGAACAGATATACAAACAGATTTATCATTTTACAGGAATAGATAATGCAGATACCTTTTGGAGAATGGCTACCTGATCAACCAGAACATGGTATGAAGGGTGCTAATGTATCAACTAATGTTTACCATGCAATGGGATCTTACAAAAGATTTCCATCATTAGTTCCATATTCAGGGTCATCTAATACAAGTAAAAATGCTCATGGATCTGGTTCTTTTAGAGATAATTCTAATACAGTTTATAATTTTGTAGCAACTAAATCAGATTTATTTCAATTAGGATCAGGAACATTTACTTCACGTAAAAGTGGTTTAACTGGAAATGATGATGATTTTTTTACATTTACACAATTTGG